AAATCCCGAACGACGATTCTTAAGGTAGCACATTCCATAGCATCTTTTATCAGCTTTACAGGCTTCCCAAAATATAAAGAACAGTCTATTGGCTTCTCTGAAGTCTGGTGCACCAACGTCAATCTTGCTCCATTGTAAATACATGTAGTGACTACCGGTCAAGTATGTTGGCTTACCTTTGTTCATAAACCAATGACCTTCTTCTCTACGTCTAAACTCTTCGTCTATGTAGTCATGCCACTTAGCTTTCTGTTCTTCCGGGTAGTTTCTCCAGTCGAATATAGTCTTTATGCGGGACAACTCCTTAGGCGGCTCTTCCTTACTCCACTTATCCGTCTTAGACTTAAAGTTATTCGGAGCTTTAGGTAAAGCTATTTTAAAACCTTGTATATCGTATATCTCACCTATAACTCCGTTATGCGAAAGAACCACTAGATCGTGGTCCTTGTCATAACCGTACTTCCATTTCTTACCTCTGTTTAATCTTGTAAGAGTGGTTTTCTTTATAGGCTCTATTATTTTTAATAATGTCTGTTCGTACATTACTTAGATCTTCCTTCAGCAAAGCCCTTGAATACTTTTTCTTTCTTTTCTTCAGGTGCTTTACCTTCTAAAAGATTTTCTTCTTCTTGGATTCTGTTTAATATCTCGAAGGCGTCGAAGATCGCAAGCTTTTTTGTGGCAGCGGCATTCTTGAGTCTATCAGCTGATATATCATCATCTGAATCAACAATAGCTTCTTTAGCTACCTTGATTAATTCCTCAACCGCTCTGTGCCCAGCTTGGATTATATTCTTCTTCGTCTCCTTGATATTCATATTTAATTGTAATAAATTTAGATAGCGCCCTATACATCCTTTTACCGTCTACTACAAACTCAAACTTACTAACTGGGTCAAACCCAACCAGATCATCTACGTTTACAGCTCCATCGGAGTATCTCACAATACCAACTAGTGGTTTTTCAGTTTCAACGCTTAACTGGCTTTTGTCTTTAATAGGTTGCACGAAGCAATAACCCCTAGGACAAACCCAATCACCATTTCTTTTGTATAGGTATATTTGGTCTTGCGTTACCAGGTACTTACCTTCTTCAAGAAAGGACCTGCTATTTCTTTCTTTACCCTTTACATCGTGCCATCTTCTAAAGACGTTATGATGTAGTATTACTATATCTCCAGGTTGAACCTCTGAATCACCAACTTTAGGTACAGATAAAACTCTAGCTTCTCTGTTTACGTGCTGGTGATTAAACACCTCAGTGTTTAATATTAACTCTTTGTCTCCGACCTTCTTTGTGTTGTTATACCTTTCTCCTAATGGTTCTACAACATAGTTGTAAACCGACTGCATTAGTATTCTAAGTTATACTCAACTGATATAGCCATGTTCTTGTTGAAATCTTTCCAAGGTATGACTGCTTTTTCTTTGCGGATGTATATAGAGTACTTATCCTCTTCTTCTAATATATCACAAATAGTATGACCGCCATACACCTCTTGCCCAACGGCGTAGTGCATAGAGTCATTCTTGTAGTCTTTACCTATTGTGATCTTACGAATCAGATGGCTCATCACTATGGTTTATAGTACCGTCTTGTACGTTAATATCAATAGTGCCATATTGCTCTTTAAACTCGTTTTGCATAGCACTTAATTGATCTTGAATAGAGCTAATTTGATGCAGTATCATATGCTTGCGAGTTTCTAAACCACCGAGCTCGAGTTGACCTCGATTAATAGCGTTGATTACTTCTTGAACTTTTTTAAGCTGCTCGTCAGTAATCTTTTGTGGCTTTAGGTCCACTACCTTTTCTTTTTTCTTTCCCATAATTATATTATATTAAATTAAATTGTTTATGATTTACACACTGTTACAGCTGTGACTACACCGTTTCTACTTATTTCAAAACTTTGAAATAACACAAGGTTTGTTGTTTTATAGTGACCAGCTTCTAGTATATGCCTATCACTAGCTCTTTTTGTAGAGTATACTTTATCTCCAACCGCAGGTAACGATCCGCTACCGTTGTGATAGTAGTGCTCGGTACATGCTCTTCTTGTATCAAGTGCACAAGCCGAAGAACGCTGTCCAGTAGAAGCAGATATTCGAGTGTAGTTTTTTGCAGTTACAACTTCTTTGTGCCTTTTTATTTTTACAGCTTTATTCTTGCCTCTGGCTTGAGCGGTTGTATTAGCGTTGCCTAAAGCCATTAGTATCCGAAATAAACTATTGCAGCAGAAGTGTCAGTATTAAGTTGCAGAGAATCCCATCGTCCGTAGATAGTTGTTCCAGCTGAAAATGCAGCACCAGCCGTTACGACCAAACCACCAGTACCTTCATTACCCGCGTCATTTTTACCTGGTGTAAGAATACTAACAAAGTGATCGTTTGTGATACTTGTTGTATCACTAATAGTTATAGTTCTAGTGTTACCTACATTTAAAACGGTTATAGTTCCTAGTAGAGCACCTGTTGCCGTTAAATAAACTTCATCGCCAATAGCTAAACCTAGTGAAGCACAAGTTACGTCAGAGTTAAATTGAATGTCCGCTGCACTAGAAACTGCGCCATCAACTTGAATAGTTTGATGACCTCTGTCGTGAGCCGCACCAACAGTGTTCGGAAATAAGTTAGCGTCTTTTGATACTAAAACTTTTACTTGAGAGTCTGTTGCAAACGTTATAGCAACTATTGCCATACCTTCTGGGCACGTTACAGTGTTATCATCTGCTAGCAAATAAGCGCTACCCATTTGCCCAAAGTTATAAGCTACGCCTGTTGAATTTTGTCCCATTTTATTTTTTTACTTTTTCTATAGATCTACCAGCAAAGTATGCACCAAACGCGGTTAACATAAGTATCTGTAGTAAGTCTACATATGAATCTTTAACATTGAAAGGCAATGTATCTACGCTATCAAAAACCATTGTTAGCATGAACATACCCATTAAACATATAAGCGTTAGTGGCCTAATCATCTTAGCTAGCTTTACATCGCTACCCATATCAGCTTTCCATCTTTCGCTTACGTTATTTTGAAAAGCAACCTCAGCATCTACAGCTGCCATGCCTGCATCTGTATCTACTTCTGGATCTTTGTCAATAAGGTTTTTAACTACACCTAATGCCCCTGAGTCTGGTAGAAAGTCTCCTACTACGTCAAGAACGTTTGGCGCTTTATTTTTAAGCCATTTACCTAGGCCTGTATCTTTAATTTTTTTTGCCATTTTTTTCTGCTTTTACAGCTCGCTTTTCCCAAGGGAAAGCATGGCTGCCCTCGTGGTGCCATTTACCGTTGTATTTAATCTTACCGTTTTTACGCGGGTATTCAGTACCGTTGTCTCTAACAAATTCTGGTCCGTAAGATATTTGTCCGCGAGCCATCTCCCTAGAGTGTAAAGACTCGTGCGCTATAGCTCTACGATATAACTCACTATCTTTAGATACATTTTTATTAATCAGTATACTTGATCCATCAACAGCCTCTCCAACAACGCCAGGCTCAAGCTTGACGTGGTCAACCTTTAAGCCTTCGCTAGTTGTTATAGTCTTTTTAGCTATACCAGGAAGAGAGTTAGTTCTTGGATTAAAAGGCATTATCCTTTTCTTGCTCTTCTGCGTGATCCGCTAGTACGTGGATTGTTTCTTAAACCAACACCGGTTTTTATTGCATTGTTCACTGCATTAATACCCGCTATACCCATCATTTTATTTGGATTACCAGCTCCGCCATCTGCTTTGCCAGCATGAACGGCTTTACGTTGAGCGTCACTAGCATACTTCTTCATTGGCTTATTACCGTGCATCTTGTGAGGCTTGCCATACATATCCATTGCTGAATTATCAACAGCCTCTTTAAACTTACCGCTTAGTTTACCATCTGCAGAAGCTTGTTTTAAATCAGCATTAAATTTAAGAGGGTTTTTACCCTTACCGTACATTTTCATCGCGTGTGGACCTCCACCGCTTTTACCCGTAAAATTTGGCATGTTATCTATCTTTGTCTCGTATCATATCGTCTATTGCTTTATTGTAGACTTTATCTGTATACGATGTGTTGTTAAAAAATACGCTACGTTCAGAAGTCGGTAGATCTTCTTCGCCAAGCAATATGCGATATATTCGTGTCACTAGCTGCGAGCATTTAAACGACGTCTTGAATACAGAGTACTTAATGCTAGTTCTGTTTCTATGTCGCCAAACCTCTATCCAGCCAGCTGATCGTAGTTTCTCCCACCTTTTCTTATCCCAAGAATATGTGTAAGCACCCTCGATAAATTCGTTTCGGGTAAATCTACCCTTATGATCTAGATATATAAGTAACTCTAGATCAGCATCAGTTAACCCATAAGTCTTACAGGCCCACTTTCTTGTGAGCCTGTAGTACTTAAGGATGTTCATATCACGCAGATCCTGCGCTGTTAATCTCATTGATTAGCTCAAGTCTTGATTAATGTGTACGTCTGTTATTCCAAGACTGGCGTCATAAAAAACGCTGTTTAATGGATCAGCAACAGTAACCATCTTTGAGTATGGAGTTGCGTTGCTCAATTGAGCCATCATCTTGCAAACGTCTTTGTACTTACCAGTAGTATGGAATAGCTTGATCTCATCTGTATCAGCATCACCGATAATAGACTTAAAGTATAAAGCTGTTCTAGTTTCAGATATAGGATCTGCTCCTAGGTAGTTAGCCATTGGATAGCATATAGAATCGCCTTCTACTCCAGTGTACTCAAGCTCGACAGTTACAATATCATCTTCATCTACCGCATAACCTGTGTTTCCATCGTCAGTATTACTACCTAAAACCACTGTGCCGTTTGACGCGTGTACGTCTACAGCTGCATCTGGAATAAGTGTAGTTTCACCAGTAGCTGTGTTTGTTTGAGAAGCAAACGCGATTCCTGTAACTGCATCTACAGAACCTGAAGAAGCACCTCTTGTGCCACCACCATCGTGAGACTTTACAGTAACTTTAATGTTTGTACCGTCCTGCGCCAGTTGCGTTACGTTACCAAACTCAGCAGCTGTCAACTGGTGATCTTGATCGTCAGCAGCAGCGGCTGTGAAAGTTTGCTTAGAAGCCCTTCCGAAGTATACGTAATTTTGATTTAGTTTTTTCATTATTTCTTATATTAAATATTACGCTTCAGTTGTTACTCCTGCACAAGCAGTTACATGGTCAATAAACTTTCCTTCTAAAGAATCTGCTACATATACAAATCCTGGCCCAGCGTTAAGAGCATTGACTACACCAGCCATTACTTCTTTTTGCTTTCCAGAGGTACATGTAAGCTCTACTGTGTCTACAGTTGCAGCTCCATTTCTAGATCGAAATACTAAAACCACTTTTGTCAAGGCAGCGGTCTCGCCTAAGTTAGGTGTCATAGCAACAAAGCTTGACGCTGGGTATAAAGCAGCGGTTCCAGTACTTTCAACTGCAGCCTCTGCAAACCATAAATATGTTTCTTGCATTTTTGTAAGTTTTTAAGATTAAGCTTTAGTTACAGCTACTGTTGACATTAATAATCCACCGTTAGCAACGGTAGCGTTTACGCCTTCGTTGTATAATGTTAATTCTAGGTCTGCCATATCAATGTACTTTCCAGCTGGATTAGATAGTGCTCTTGCAGCCCAAGCTGCCACTTTTCTGTGAATCGACGCATCAACAGAGATATTAGCATGAGTAATTAGTACATCATCATCTACAGCTGCTCCACTTTGCGCCTTGAATGACAACCTAGTTGTTGTAGCGCTGATTGGATCTAAACCTAAGAATGATGACGCTGGAGCGCATAGTGCTTCTCCTGTTGTTGCTACATCCGCCTCAGCGAAATATAGAAAGTTTTCTTTTGTCATAATTTTTTGTTATTAATTGTTTAATGTTTATCGTGTAAGGTTTATGATTTAAGGTTTAGGTCTAATATATATATCACACGTTTAGCGAAGTAGTTACTCCACTAACACTACATCTCTTGCTCGGATCACATGGTACATTGTATCTGCCCAGGTTATACCATGCCCAGCGTGTTTGTCGTAATATATAATGTCTTTGTCTTTTAGGCCTTCCACTAGATTACCTGTAGAGATAATTGTAGCTTTAACATACCTATTTGTTTCGTCTAGTTCTTCCGTAAGAAGTAGGCCGCCAACTTTCTTAGGACCTACTTTCTCTACGTCTACTACTATATAATCATTGATTGCTCTCATCTGCTCTAGCGTTTGATATTACACAATCTGCGGATATAATAGTTGATACTACTGACACAGCGTTTTTCAGAGCAGACTTAGTTACAAGTACTGGATCTACTATACCAGCTTTCAGCATGTCTGTGCATTCGCCGGATATAACATCAATACCACAGTAGTCTTTACCTTCGCATTTAATACCGGTAAGACCGGCGTTATCTAGTATAGTAGCCATTGGAGCTTTAATAGCCTCAAGTAGTACCTCTTCACCGACGGAGTCGGGAGAAATTTTTTGGGATGCCCACCATAAAGCAGAACCACCACCTGGGACTATACCTTCTTTCAAAGCTGCCTTAGTTGCATATATAGCATCTTCAGCCCTGTCTTTCTTTTCCTTAAGCTCTACCTTAGAGCCTGCGCCTACCTTAACAATACCTACAGATCCTGATAGCATAGCCAGTCTAGACTCAAGCTTCTTTTTAATAAAGCCATTTTTCTCGTCTGCAGCCTTCTTAGATACCTCAGCTATCCTCTCTTCTATATCTTCTGTTACGCCGTCTAATGTTATAACAGTATTCCTGTCGTTAGTTATAGCGTACTCAGCTTCGCCTAGGTAATCAGTGCTTATAAGATCTAGATCATCACCTAGCTCTTCGTTGATTACTGTCGCACCCGTTAATATAGCTAGATCTTCTGTAGCGTCTTTCTTAGTAGGACCAAAGCCAGGCAAATCGATTATATTAATCTTTATGTTACCTTTAACCTTGTTCATCATAAGGGCAGCCTTAACTGATTGAGCTACTGGAGCTACAATAAGTAAAGCACGGCCCTTCTTTATAACATGCTCTAGTATTGACTGTATCTTGCGAACATTAGGTATCTCGCTTGATACTACTAGAACGTAAGGGTTGTCTAGCTCAGCTAGATGTTTATCAGTGTTAGTGACGAAGTGCGGGGACGTAAGCCCACAGTCTACCTGTACTCCGTCAACTAACTCCACATGCGTATCTTCAGTGTCGCTCTCCTCCATGAGTACGACACCATCTTTACCTACTTTTTCGTAAGCTTCTGCAATAATGCTTCCAAGGGCTTTATCATTATTACAACTAATCGCGCTAACAGCGCTAAGCATGTCTCCTTCAACTTCAATAGCCCTGCTTTCAAGATGTTTAACAACCTTGTCCAAGCCTGAGCTAATACCTGCTTTGATTTTTCGTATAGATTCTTTAGCATATTTTTCTTTGTTTACTTCTTTTAGAAGTGATTCGGCGAGGACA